AATACGATCATTAATGCGGGGTAAATCAATATCTCCGCGCTTATTCAGCAGATAGACCACCCGTTCCAGATACGGAACGAATAATTCATGCCATAGCCGGGATAAAGGAGCGCCAACAGTGCGTGCGAGCTCGGCCATGCGCTGCGCCACCTCCGTTGCCGACATCGGAGTACCCTCGGGAGTACCCAGTGTGTCAGAATACAGAGCCTTGCGTATATTTTGACGCATTTCGTTGAGGATAAGCATCGATACATCGAAGCTACCGCCCGGTTGCAGCGGTGTGATCCCACCGTTGGGTCCAGTTGGCAGCACAACACCCGGCACAAACATGATCGTGTCCATATTAAGAACGCCATCATCGATTGCTTGCCACATTCCGGTCACAGCCATCTCTGCATTCTCAAAAATAAGCTGCATCGTCAGGTTCAGCGCCTTGATATCGCCAAGTGTGTTGAATACCGGACCTCTACCGAACGCTTCACCCCCTGCCTTCGACCAACGAGCCGTAATCCACGGGTTCGAGCCGCGGCCCTTGAACTCATCCTCGAAAATGAAGTTCTCTTTGTCCGCTTCAGCGAAGACTTTGTACTTAAAAACCTCCGAATCGAGCCGAGACCAGTCACGATAGACCACATCACGAACAATATGCTCCTTATTCTGGCCTTCAGCGTCAGTCATGCAGCCTGGAATAAGGGCGTTCTTGCCCCACAAAACAGGGATATCATCCGCCTTCAAGCGCTGTGTTCGGAAGTTCGTGTCCACTTTCCCGTCAGGACCGTTATCAATCCGCAGGAATGGCAGGGGTACAGGGATGTTTTCAATGCGACCCGTACTGTGATTATCGTTCACGATCATGCCGCCAGTGCCAACAGACAGATCGAGCAGCACTTCGTTCAACGCATCACCGAAGTTGCTCTCATGAATCGCCTCGAACACCGTGTTCGTCACAGCCTCGAAGTCAGCACGGGTCGCAGCCTTCTCATCATCCGACAAGTCAGGACCGCCAACCAATGCAGCCCACCTCGACCCCTCGGGAGCAAGACCAGCCTGCATACGGTTCGCAAACTCCGCCGTCATCGTCACCGGGCCACTATCATATATGCGATGATCGCGCCGCTCGCCCTCTACTTCCTCGTAAAAAGACGGCCGCTGCGGTTGCGTGAACTCATAACACTCTTCAAAGGTCTGGATAAACACATCGGCACGCTTCGTTGCGCGCTTCCAACGATGATCTACTTCCTTGCGTTCATCTTCCATTAAGCTGCCCCCAAGGTGTCAGTTCCAGAACCAGCAGTGTCCGTAGTACCCTCGGATTCAAAGCCTTCAAAACTATTGGAGAACAAAGCAGCGGATCCACGAAGACCACGAAGACGAGCTTGCTTCTCACGCTCCTTGCGATCCGCCTCTTCCTTTTTGATCCTCTCATTCTCCGCTCGCTGCTCGGCAAGCTGGCGATCAAGTTCCGGATCACGCTCAGGAACCTTCGGCTTCGAGAACAACCCCATCTAACTCTCCATCCTGTAGGTAGTCAGGGTCATACTTGTCGGCCATTCCAGTACGTAACAACGTACAACGGAGCTGCCAAGGGGTAAACGTCAGGGGCCAGCGCATACCAAACATATGCTTCACAACCCCGACACAGGTGAATAAACGTGGCAACAGAGGACGATACGGGTCCACATCCGTTACCCCCAGCAAAACCTCTTCGCATATACCCTGTATCTGAACAAACTGATACGGCTGAATTAACTTCACACGCCCGCCACCACTCCATATCTCAAAGGCCAAGAACATATCGACCTCTTCCTCATACCGACACATAATCACATGACGATACCCACGCTTCAGCATAAACCCCCATGCCTGTGTCCAGCTAGGCTTGGCATCCATGAACATAATAAACCAACTCTGACTGACTCTCATCGAGCGCCCAACCTATCAAGAGGATTGCGACCCCTACGCTTCACCGGCCGCATGCGGTCGAACACATCAAAGTCTGCCTTGCCCAACCCCGGCTTCGTATTACCACGATTACCACGCAACCTGCGCCCCTCACCCGCACCCGTAAACAAATACTGCAACGCATCATGAGGGTGACTGTACCTGTTCTTGTTCGGCTTATCCTCATACCTACTCTCACCAGATACCTGCATCCGACGATAGTGATATCCAGATATGAAACCCTTCACAATCATTCGGCACGACCGATCGATCATCAACCCCGGCTCACCATCCACCATCCGACCCAACACACTCTCCACCGTATCAATGCGCTCGGCAGGGTCATTCGTTGGGCCAGGAAACACCGTCGTCAATCCAGCAGCATTCAACATCTGAAACGGCGTAGTCTCATCAGTCTGTGCCCTAATGTCACCAGCAGGGTCGCCCCACCCCCGTAGATGAAAGTCAGGATAATCACGGCTGACAACATGCAGTATATGCTCACCAAAACGACGAGCACCCATGTCCTGTGCAATAATCTCACGAACAATCCTCCACTGACCACCTGGCCCACGCTGACCCAGAATACATGCCGGCGTTAATCCGAAATCAATCCCACACAATAACTCCAACCCCGGCAGCGGCTCCACATCACCAACATGCACATCCTCACGGAAGCCATGATACACAGGCTTCCCTTCCTCAGTCGTGCCATACCGATTCAATACATACACACTGATCCAGTTCTTCGACTTACCCTCCAGAATCCGCGGGTAATAAACCGGATCCAAATTCTGCACGTTCTCAGCAGCAGGGTTCATCGAATAACCCGTCACCACACCATCCTCTCCACGATCCTCAATCATTGCCGACGGCTGCGTGAAAAACTCCCACCCCTCCGGCGTCACCAAGGACATCACCTCTTCCTGAGATAACCACTCTGGCGGCGGCATGTCTCCAGACATTATCGCCCACCAATGGTCATCCTCCGGCGAGTTCGTATCCATCACCACACCAGACCACGTACAACCACCATCCTTCACGGCAGGATAACGACCCACACGCATCGTCACCGCATCCACAATGCTCTTACCGCACTCCCGAGCCTCGTTGATAAACGCCCCCGTCAACTCCAACGACAACAGCTTCTTCACATCGTCCGGCCTGTCCAACGCCAGGAACATCACCTCCATCTCCATATCCGCAAACCGAATCATATGCGTATACGGCGGCTGCCAATTGAACTTCCCAAAAATATCCTCCGGAAACCAATCCAACCACGTCTTAACCGTCGTCGTCCTCAACTCAGGAAACGTGTTCCGGATCACAGCCCAACGTGTGTGACGCTTCTTCGTTATCGCATTGAGAACCTGCTGACTGCCACGACGAAACAACTCAACACAACACGCAGCACTCTTGCCACTGCCCACCGGACCACGAATACCTCGGACAAAAACATCGCTCTTCAGAAAAGAACGACTCACCTCACCTGTCGGACGATAAACAATCTCAGGCATTAACCCTCCAACTCACGGCTAATACCCTCCATCAACCAATAATAATTTTGACTACCCGTGCGAGACCTCTCACGCCACACCTTATGCTTACTCGTCTGCACACCATGACGAGCCTCAATCAAGTTCATGCCGTAACGCAACCAAGCACGTATCTCCACCTCATCACGACCGTCATCCAACTCCACCGCATACCAACGACGAACCCGATACTTAACCCCCACTCAACAAACCCTCATCTATCCCCGCCTTGAGACGCCTCATCGCTACATCCGGACCAAACGATTCTATAATCCGATCAGCCTCACGATCCGTCATCAACTCAGTCGGGTAGTTCCACATATGAACCCGCCTCACCACAACACGAAGACGACGCAAATCCTCATGAGATAAACTACCCAACCAACCAGCATGACGAACACTACTCATCTACAACCTCAGCAACCTTGCGACGACGACGCCTAACCACAGGGTCAGGCGACTTCACCTCCATCAATGGAATAATCTCTCGCTCCAACTGATCCACCACACGCTCACACTCACGCAACTTGCTCAGAAAACGTGTCATGTAATTTACCTGACACATCTCACCAACAATACG